CCACTCTCTTGCTTGACCTGGATGTCGAACTTGCCCGCCTCGTAGACCGTGCCCATGTAGACCACGGGGTCGGGGTTGTTGGCAAAGTGACGAATCGCCACAGTCGAACCGGTGTCGGGATCGATCACCTGGATGTCGAGAAGGGCGATGAACGCGGTGTCAGAAGAGAGGCGGTTCGCCTCGATGACACTCGCGACAGAGAGGGTGTTGCTCATGCCAGCGGCAGACCAATCAGTCAGGGTTGACTGATTATGCCTGTTCGAGCTGGAAGGAACAATCCCAGAGCCTCAGATTGCCGACGCCCTTGTATTGGAACTGGAGAGAGCTTTTGAACCGAACCTGGTAGACAGTCGAGTTTGCCGGGTTCGTCCAGTCGAAAATGACCGAGCCGCCCTTTGCCGTCAGACGGTAGAAGTCGTCCAGCGCCGTCTTGTCGGCGTCGGTGATGTTGGTGTAGCCCACGGGCCACATCTTTCGAGGCGAGCGCGTGTGCTTGGGGCGGGTAGCAACATAGCCACCCTCCAGCTCGGTTCGCATGGCGACATCCTCGATCTCTTCCGAGAACTTGGACGAGTCGGGCTTGGCACCCGAGGGCAGAGTCACGAAGGCGACCATTACGACATTCCTTGAACCACGTTCTTCAGACCATCCCGGAAGGGGCCAGGCTGGGCCGCAGCGGTAAGCACCACGTCGAGCACCATCTGCTTGCCATCGAACCGGGGCTGACCCTGGGCAGCGTTGACCGGTTGGCTCGTCTGGTTGACCACGTTCACCACCACGTTGCCCCCGCCAGAGTTCATCGAACCCTGCAGTGCAACGGGGATGCGACGACCGTCAGGCAGCGGAACATAGGCTTCTGCCATGTCGCCTTCGCCGAAGATCGCCATCTGCGGACTGGTTGCGACACCGCCAGCGGCATACTTTTTCAGCGGAACCGACCCCATAGCGGACATAACGCCTCCGTCAGCGAAGAAGAACGATCCGATGCCCTTCATGAGCGTGCCGATCGCATTGCCAAGGCGAGCGCGAATCTCGATCTTCAGGATGTCGGCCAGGATCGACTTGGTGAGGCTGCCGAAGTCAGCTTTGCCATTCATCACCATTTCGGCAATGGCGTCAGTAGCAGAGGTTGTCCAGCGAGCAGTCGCTTCTTCCATGTTCGTGGTTGTCTTTTTCCACTCAGCCTCGAGCTTCTCAAGCGGGCTGGCAAACCTCTGTGCGTTGTCGCGACCCCGGGCATCCATGTTCGCCGCAAGCGCAGCTTGGATGCGGGCAATTTCCGCCTCTGTCGCGCCGGCAGCCTCGAGCTTCGCGATCTGCTTCTTCATGAAGTCGCTGAAGACGATGTCCTCTGCTTCCTTGCGCTTGCGGGCCGACTCTCGATTGTCCTCGACGATCGAGTTGTTCATCTGCGCCGTGTCTTGGACCATCTTCTGATAGATGGGCGCGAAGTCGATGAACGCAGCTTGCTTGGAGCCCGTCTCTTTCAGCTGATCCAAAGGCACCTTCAGAGCCTCCGCGACCTTTTGAAGGCGCTCGGGGTTGTTCTTCAGGCTCTCAAAGAGCTTGTCGAACTGACGCGAGGCGCGGCCATCCGCCTGCTCACCAAGCGGATTGACGAGAATTTCCAGCGCCTCTTGATAGCGCGGGGCGATGCCTTCCATGAAGTCGGCAAACTTCTGGGCATCGGCAGCCTGGCGCTTGAGCAGCTCATTCGTTCGGGCCGCTTCTTCCGCCTTCTTGACCTGCTCGGGGGTGGCATTGAGGCTGTCGTTCTTGCCGAACTTGAATCCACCGAGCTCGAACTTCTTTCGAATCTCGGCCGCCGCACCGGCTGCCTTGTCGAGGTCTGCGCCATTTTGAGTCAGCCCGTTGATCTGCTCGCGCAAACCTGCATTGTCAGCTTCGAGGCGAGTCAGCAGGCTCTTGATGGGGCTCTCAGGCGTCGCCCCTTCGTCCTTGGGTTGATTGAAGACGAACTTCTTCATCGCCTCGTTGGCGTTCTGAACTTCGCGACCAGCGTCAATCAAGTCTGCCTGCAGACGCTTGATCATGGACTGATTTGCCTCGTCCATGTTCTTGGGGTCGAACTGGCTCAGGGCGTCACGAAGCGCCTTCTGTCGACCCAGGGCTGCTTGACGGGCAATCTCCTTGGTCTTCTGCCCGTTCTTCTCCATCGCCTCGGCGATCCTCTTCTGGTTCGTGCCAGCCGCCTTCACCTCTTGCTCGGTCGCGGTATCAAGCGCCAGCTTCGAAGCCCGGGCATTGCTGTAGATCGTGTCGATCTGGTCCTGAATCGGCTTGGAGTAGGCTTCCGCACGCTCTTCACCGACGCGCTTGTCGATGGCATTGCGGTGCGCGGCAGACTCTTGCGCCAGGCGCGTGTAGTCTGCTGACGCTTTCTCAAAGACCGCCTTGAGCTTCGCGTATTCGTTCCGAGAGTTTTGACTGGCCTCCGGGAGGTTCCAGCCCCTTTCTTCGGCGCTGGTAAGCGCCTGACGTGCCCGCTGCATATCTGCAGCAGCACGCGCCATCTCTGAGTTGGTCTTCTGGTAATCCTCTTCGCTGCTGATGCCGCGCTTGGCGTTCAGGGCTCGCTGCGCCGCCTTAGCTGCCTTGTCGGCAGCACTCTCCCAAGTTGCCCAGAAGTAAATGCCGGCAGAAAGCGCCAGGTTGAAGACAGTGACCCAGCCGCCCAATGCATTGAAGGCGACCTGGGCAGCGTTTGCAGCCTTGGACAAGCGGGAAATGCCAGCCGCGCCGGCATCAGCGCCGCGCTCGATCGCGACGAGAGCCTGTGCGTGCTTCGTGGCTTCCGCCACCGCCTGCTGGTGCTTCGTCTTTGCCTCATCGAGCGCCCGGGCGGTGCTTGCTCGCATCTGCTCATTGGCAGCATTGATGCGCTGCAGGGCGACAACTTGCTTGTTCGCCTCTGCGGTCAGGTTCGTGATCTTGCCCGCCCCATCGATAGAGTAGACATCGGATGTCTTTTGCTTCTGCCCCCGCATGATGGACTGCTGCTGGGCATCCATCGCACGGAGGAAGTCGAGCTCTGCCTGGCGGGCCGCCATGACCTTCTGGGAAGCGGCAACCTTGGCGTTCGCGTCTTCAAGAGCGAACTTCGCAGCCGCCTTTGCCGTCTCTTGTTGCGCACGAATTCCGTCAAGCACTTCCTTGTCGAGGCGGGCACGCTCGCTGTTCAGCTTCTTGTATGTGGCGCCACCCGACTCCAAAACAGGAGTGATCAAAGAAGCCGCGATCTTGTAGGCACCAAATGCAACCGCCGCATTCTTCAGAATCTCGGCGAACTCAACGACCTTCTGCCCCGCTGCAGTGATCCACTGCACTGCCGTTTCCAGGGACTGACCCACTGACACGGCAAAGCGCTGAAACTCGTTGGTGCTGATGCCCTTGCCAATTGAATCAACCGCTCGTTTGAGGCTGTCTCCAAACCCAGCGTCGAAGATCGTCTTTGCCGTCAGTTCCCAGCGGGTCTTCAGGTTGGCAAGCATGCCGACCCAGGTGTTCATCATCTCCGCAGCCGCACCACGGCTCTCGAGATTCATCACGACGAACATGCGCAGCAGGGCCTGCTTGGCTTCAACGGTCCCCTTGCCGATGGCGGCGGCCAGCTTGGACATGCTCATTTCCATACCCGTCGCCATGCTCTGCATCGCGGTCGGGACGGCTTCACCGAGCTGCTGCCGCAGTTCTTCCATCGAAATGACGCCCTTACCCGCCATCTGCTGAATCGCGACAGAGGCGCGACCCAGCGTCTCGTTCGTGCCCCCGAACCGGGCGACCGCGTCAACCAGGGTCTTGAGCGATCCATTCGTCGGGTCGATGCCCGCGCTCTTGAACTTCACGAAGGCGTTCGACAGGGCACCAATCGAGAACGGCGCGGTCTGCGCCATCTTCGTCAGGTAGTCGAAGTTCATGGCACCTTCCGCCTCGCGAGCGGTGCGGGACAGCTCCTTCGAGAGGCCAGTCAGAAGGGCCTGGGTGCGCTCGAGCTCACCGGCAGTCTGCGCAATCGAGGCGGGAAGACGCAGGAAGACATCGTAGAGATCCATCGCCGCGAAGCGAAGGTTGCCCAGCATCAGAACCAAGTTGCGGAACTTGGTGCTCAGGGAAAGCTGGGCGTCCTCGAGGCGCTTGACCGACTTGGCAGTGCTGTCGCTCGCGATCTGAAGCTGACGCAGCGCGACGCCAGCCTCCTTGAGGGTTGCGCGGTAACCACCGTCAACCGCCTTCAGTTCAATCTCGATCGACCCTGCGACTGCCATGTTCTTGTCTTTCTTGTCAGCCGGCTCCGGCCATGCGCTTCAGTTCTTGGAAACCCTCTTCATCGCGCTCGCTGG